CTGCCCCGTAGAAGCCATCCTACGGCCTCAAATAATTCTTGGAATTATTGATGTTACCCCCTTGACGGCTGTATATGGAGGGGTATCATCCTTGTGCCGTATGGATGCACGTTGCGGAAGTACGGTAATGCCACCAAGTGGCAGAGAGGAACGTGTCCATGAGAAAGGCACACGCAGTCATCGTCGCGCAGCCTGAAGCTGCAACCGTTGTTTCAAACGCCATCGCTACCTTGCATTGCATGGCGGAGTACGGGAAAACGATGGTCTCGGAGCAGTTTGAACTGGCCGCACGGCTGGCAGACCTTCGCAAGACCGAAACCGTTCTCCAGGCTCTGCTTGCAGAAATCAGCAAGAGGCGCGTGGAACTTGAAACACGGCAGCGCAGCATGGCAAACCCGCGATGGTGAACAGGGCCGGCCCCCTTTGGGGGGTCGGCCTTCCTGTTTCCAAGACTCTCGTTTTAACCTTACCACCCATGATCACCGCACAAACACCCATCGACTCCGACCCCGTGCATCAGATGCTCTCCACCCGCGCCCTGCACGTTCTCATGATTGGGCAGGCCATCCCTACCGTGGGCGACCTTGCCGCCGTTGACCGCGCCACCGCAGCCAAGTGGCGGCAATGCGGCGCGGTCACCCTAGCCGAATTTGACCGCCTCCTGCGCTCCGCAGGACTGTGGTGGGGTGGGCAGCATTCAGGCGACATCGAAGCCGTCCGCGCCCGCCTCAAGGAACTCGAGGAGGCCAACGCTGTCCTGCGCGCCATGCTTGCCCCCAACACGCTGGCGGCCTTCGACCGCTACACGCAGCTCGTCAAGGAGTACGCGCAATGAAGCACAAGCGCACAGGCCGCCGGCGCGGCTACGCCGACCTCTTCGACCGCGTCATCTACCTGGTGGTGCAGACCGACAAGGGCATCTACCCCACCCGCCTCGCCCTCTCCACGGTTTGGGGATGCAGCCCCAGGGCCGTCTCCCACCTCGTGGACCACGCCAAGCACACTTACGGAGTGCGCGTGCGCTCCGTCACCGAACGCAACCGGGGCTACGAACTCGTCAGCCCCGGTGTCCTCAACCTCAACGCCCTCAAGGAGCGCGCATGATCGAACTACCGGAAAACCTTCTGCCATTTGAGCGCAACCGAATCAATGACCTACGCAAACTTGCCGACAAGGCCGGACCAGCGACCGCGTTTGCGGCGGAACAAGTGGTGTCCATGCTTGTCAAATCGTTGCAATACAACTGGGAATCCGCCGCCAAGCACCGCGCCGAGCGCGACCGCCTGGAATCCATCATCGTGCGCCTTGGCGGCGGGTTCGACCGCCGCGGCCTTGAGGGCGAACCCCGCGGCATCATGGTGCAGCACGGCATTCACACCGTGGTGGAGGACTCCCGATGAATCTGTATTCCCTGCCGGAAATGGAAATCAACGGTAGCGATGAGGTCTACACCCCGCCGTGTTTGTTTGAGCGCCTTGGACTGACATTTGACATCGATGTCTGCGCGCCAACTGGCGGCCTTCCGTGGATACCAGCAACTCGGCATTTCTCGATTGCCGAAAACGCCATTGCAGAGAAAAGTGCGTTTCGCAACGAGATCGAGCGCCAAGGCGCAAGGATACGCCAATGAATGCAAAATCATTGTTTGATCGAATTCCCCACACAGTTGCCGCGATGCCGCTAAATCCACGCAGTATTCACGTTCGGCAAGTTAACAGTAGTGACATGTTGGAAATGCAAAGGTGCATGTCAAAGGCCGTTTGGCGTCCGGCTCCAGGAAGAAAACTTGCATTTTTTGTACAACACGATGATGTATTGATTGGACTTATATTTCTTGCATCACCAGTCATAAATCTTGGAGTACGCGACAAATACTTGAACCTTCCCAAAGAACCAACGGAACGTGGTAGGGCATTGAGGTCAATCATGGATTTGTCTGTATGCGTCGGATCCCAACCATTGGCTTGGCATTGGAATATTGGGAAATTATGCGCAATGCTTGCAACGACCCTTGTAGATGAATTTACGTCTAGGTACGGAGATCCGTTATTGTGGGTGACAACAACCTCCCTGTATGGACGTGGATGTCAATACAACAGGATTTATAAGTTTCTTGGATATACAAAAGGTTACGGACATGAACATATTGATGATTGGGAATATTCACGAATGCTTTCGTGGATGCGCGACAACAAAATCCCAATTCCATCATGCCGATTTGGTGAAGGATCAAATCCAAGAATGCGACGCATTGCTGCATACCGAAAGGCGTCACAAAACCGTGAGATTCATTTAAAGCACGGTCATCAACGCGGCGTGTACATCCATGCTGCACTATCAACTTCCAAGCGCGCTGAAATTATCAATGCTTGGTATGAAAGATGGGGGTATCCGCGATGGACAAGGACGCAATACATGTGTCCTCCATACAATCACGGTCTGCATGAAGATGTCAATATTCTTGAACGGGGGACATAATGAACGTCGATCACGAGAAGCGCGAGTTGACGAAAGAAGGGGCGGAGTGCGCCCCTCGACCCATGCCGCCCATCCTGAAAGGAATGCGATGACATCCGAAATCGTGAACCGACTGAGGAAGAACAGCGAGTGCCTTGCGCCGTCGATCATGCTTGAGGCGGCTGACACCATCGAACGCCTCCGCGAGGAGCGCGATGATGCGCGGCGGGAGGTGTGCGAATGGTGCGGGCTGTTTACAAATGAGCCACCGCAAGACGTGGCAGTAAAGAACAACTGGGATTGTTTCAACGAGGACGGCAAGTGAAGGACAATGACCGCTGCGAGTGCGAAATCTGCCGCGAGTACCGATCCCAGGACCGCGTCATCAATGCCGTGGTCATCTGCATCGGTTTCGTCGCCGCCGCCATCATGGGTTACGTTGGCGTGATATGCTTCCGCGTATGGCAGTAATCACGACCTACGATCAATTCAAGGCCACCATCACCGAAGCCGTGGCCGCCGCTGGCGGCACGCGATCCGGCCTTGCCCGCGAGATGGAAGCCAACGGCATCCTGCGCGCCCATACCGTCCGATGCCTCCTCGGCACACCCGGCACGGTCATCGGGAAGCGCAAGCCCACCTTCGACTCCATCCTGAAGGTGGCGAACGCCGCCGGGTTTGACCTCGTGTTGCAAAACCGAAAGGCACGGTAAGATGCAGTCAGAAGGGGGCATTATGCCCGACGAAACGCCCGACCCCCGTAGGGGGAAGGGGGATACTCGTGACCTGGTTTCCCGGCGCGAGAAAACCCTGCACCTGTCATGCCTTGAGCGCGCCGTGTACGGCGGGTGGGACATTCCCGCCCCTGCCGCGCAGGCCGCTCCCGCGTTCCTCATGGATGTGATGAACGACCCCAACATGGACACCCGCACCCGCGTGCGCGCCGTGGAGGTCATGGCCGCCCTGTCGCGTGATCGGGTCGATGCCACCGTCCAACTGGACCGCATCTACCGCCTTGAGGACGGAACCGCCACCGAGCGCGTGGAGATCACCGCCGATATGCCGGACGGGGCGCTTGAGGCCGTGGCCCGCTCCATCGCCGGCGTGGCCCCGGCAGAACCTTCCAAGCCGTGCCAAAAGCCCAAGCGCAAGCCCTGACCGCGACCCAGGCCGTGGAGGCCGCACGGGAGAACCCGGCGGCCTTTATCGCATTGCTCATCGGCAAGCCCATCAGCGGACTGCAACGCGAACTGCTGATCCACGCCACCACCCACCACCGCTGGTACGGTGAACTACCAAGAGGTCACGGGAAAACGTCTAGTCTGACGTATTTGGCCGCGTGGTGGCTTGGCCGCCGCCCTGCTACCCGCTTCAAACTCATCGGGTCCAACGACGAGGCCGCCAGCGCCACGAGCCGCTTCCTGCGCGACATCATCCGCAGCCCCCTGTACCGGGCCGTGTTCCCCCACGTTGCCCTCAAGCCCGGTGAGGACACCGTGACGGCCTGGAGCGTGACCGCGCCCGGTCTGCCTGCCCGCCGCGACCCGTCCGTGCAAGCCTCCGGCATCTTCGGCCGCACGGGCGGCCGCGCTGACATCCTGTGGCCCGATGACATCTGCGACCTCCGCAACGCGGTACTGCAACCCGCACTCCGCGAACAGGTCAAGGAGGCGATGGCGAACATTTGGCTGCCGATGCTTGACCCGTCCGCCAAGCACCCGGCGCGCATTTGGCGCACGGCCACGCCCTTCCATACGGATGACATCACCGCCCAATGGCGGCGCGAGTGCGAGGAGAACGGCACGCTCCTGCGGAAGCCATGCCGGGGCTTGGAAAGCCCGTGGCCCGAAGTCTTTACGGCCGAACTGCTCAACCGCAACCGCCGCGAGATGGGGCCGATGGCCTACGCCCGCGCCTACGAGCTTGTGCCGCTGTCCTCTGACCTCCTCGTGTTCCGGCCCGAATGGGTGCGCTATCACGATGGCAACCACACGGGGTCGCGCACCATCGCCGCCATCGACTGGGGGTACGGCCGCAAGCGCCAGGAGCGCGACGATCCCGACTACTCCGTCTGCATCGTGGGCGAGGTGGACTACAACCGCAACCTGTACCTGACCGACATCCTGCGCGTGCGCGAGTCCTTCCCGGACTTCGCCCGCATGGCGAAGGAACTGGTGGAGCGCCGGGGCTGCCAACTGGTTCTCGCCGAGGCCAATGGGCCGCAAAAGGGCGTGTTCGACCAATTCCGCATGGGTTGCCGTCAACCCGTCATCCCCGTGGAACGCGGGGCGGACAAGCACCTCCGCGCCGCTGGGGCGCAGCCCTTCGTTGAGCAGGGCCGCCTTCACTTCCCCCAGGCTGCCAACGGCCAAGCCGCGCCCGACTTCCGCGTGGTGCTGGACGAGCTGCTGTCGTTCCCCGCCGGGTCGCACGATGACACCGTGGACGTTGTGGTGGACCTCTGCAACGCGGCCGCCAGCGGCACGGTGGTGAGCCAAGGCGGCGTGGTCACCGTCAACACCACGCCCACGCGGATGTTTGAATCGCGTGGTCCGAAGCGAAGGATGTTCGGGTGAGTCGTTAGACTGATGCGAATGGCCGACCCGCAGCACAGCAATCCTCTGATGCCGAACGCCGTTCCGGGCGCTGGCCTTCCGCCCGCACGACGGCCGCGCAAGCCCCTGCCCGCGCCCACGAGCCGCGGACCCACCGGGCCGCTTGCCCTGCCCGTGGAAGTGCAGCGGTCGTACTTCCGTACCGCGTCCCTGATGCTGCGAAACAGCAGCCTCGCGTACCGCCTGGATGTGAACTACCAGGCCATGATGCGGATGGACGCGGACATCGAAGGTGTCCTGCGCTCCCTCCTCGTCACCCTTGCTGGCCTTGAGTGGTCCGTGACGGCGGACGATGATGACAACCCTCGGACGCAGAAACTCGCGTCCCGCATTGCCGACATCATCAACGCCATCCCTCGGCGCAGCGACCTGTTCCGCGCCATGCACGAGGCCGTGTGGTACGGCGTGTCCGCGACCAACATCGTCTACGAGAAGGACGCGAAGCTCGGCGTGCGCGTGGCCGAATGGATTCCGTTCGCCGCTGACACCCTAGCATTCGACCAGCGCGGCAACGTGGCAATGCGCGTGGGTGCGGCGTACATCAATGAATCGTCGGTGACCGACCTTGGCTTTGACTCGCTCGTCCACCTGTTCGACGAGAACGAGCGACGCGCCATTGTCCTGCACCGCGTGTTCACGACCGCCCCAAATTTCATCGACCCGAACAGCGCCGACCAGGTCTACCGCGGCGTGGGCGCACGCGATGTGTGCTGGTACATTTGGCTGCTGAAGCAGGAGATCCTTCAGAACGCCGCCGCCTACGCGGAGCGGTACGCGCTCGGCATCCGGGTGGGCTACTACCCCGCTGGCAACGATGCGGCCAAGAGCGAGATGCTGACGGTTCTTCAGAACCTCGTCAACGACAACTCCGTGGTGCTGCCGCGCATCGGCCCGAACGAGTCGATGTACGACATCGACATCAAGGACGCGAACGCGGGCCGCGCTCAAATCTTCATGGAGATGGTCGATTGGTGCAGCAGCAAGCTCAAGGAGGCCATCCTGGGGCAGTCGCTCTCGAGCGAGGCGGGCAGCACGGGCCTCGGCTCCGGCGTTGCCGACCTTCACGCTGACACCCTGTCCCGCGTGATCCGCTACCACGCGGACGCGCTGGCGGAATCCATCACCACCGACCTGGTGCGCGTGGTCGCCAAGATGCTCGGCGCGTCCGATGACGAAGCCCGCGCCATCCGTTTCAACTTCGCCCCGGAGCGCCCGGACACCAAGGAGCGCCTGGAGGCCGTGGAGAAGTTCGTGGCCCTCGGCGGCCGCGTCAGCGAACGCGAGGTGCGCGACCTCCTCGGCCTTGCCGAACCGATGGACGGCGAACCCGTCCTCGGTGGCAAGTCGGCCGGCGGGGACAACCCCATTGCAGCCATGCTTGGCATGGGCAACGATGCCCCGGAGGGTGAGGAACCCGCCCCGCAGGCTCCCAAGGTCGTGGCCGTCCGCAAGCGCAAGCGCAAGGCATGAACCGCGCCGCGCTAGACAAGCACCTCCGCAGCGTCCTCAAGGAGGCGCAGCAGGCGTACCGCAAGGGCATCGCAGCCCAGGTACTGGGGGAAACGGGCGCGGAGCATTGGCAGACGTTCCACGAGGCAACGTCGGCCCTTCTGATGGCATCGTGGCTCTTTGGCGCACGGCAGGCCATCGACAAGGCCAAGATCCCGGACGAGGCCGTGGCGGGGATGCTCGAGGACAACACGGCCCTGACCTTCGACCGCCTTGAAACGGGCGTTGTGCTGGAGGGGTTCGGCCGCGATTTCCTCGCCCCCATCGCCAACTGGTTCCGCACCCGCGTGCCGATCTCGCGCACGGATTGGGATGTGCTGATTGAGGCCGCCCAGCGCAGCGGCGGCGAGGTGGCCGACCACGAGCGCGACAACGCCCTGCCCGATATGCGCGCCCGTAACCCGGTGCTTGATTCGCTCCTGCGCGGCATCACGGTCAACCCCCAGGGTGGGCAAATCTCCACGGCCAAGCGGATCACGGACGGCACGTTCTTTGTGACCGCCATGAACCCCAAGCAGACGCGGCAGACGCAGGAGCTGATTGCCCGCGTCATCGAAGAGAAACCCGGCAAGTCCGTGGTGGGCAAGTGGATACGCAAGATGAACCTCGGGGACTTCGTGACCACCACGCAGATGGTCACGGGTACGCACCTGACCACGGCGCGGCTTGAGACCGTGCTACGCACGAACACCAACCGGGCGGCCACGGAAGGGCTTGCGGAGACCCTGCGCGAACCGAAGGTGCAGGCGTTCGTGCCGCTGGTGGAATACAGCGCGACCGGGGACAACCGGACGCGGCCCACGCATCAGGGCTTGGACGGCTACATCGGCACGATGGAGATGTTCGACCGCCAGGGGATCGCACCGCCGTGCGGATTCAACTGTTTCCCGTCTTGGCAACCTGTTGAGGGGGCCGTGGACATGGGCTTCCGTACGTCATATTGCGGTGCGCTGGTACACCTCAATACGCGGTCGGGTGGCACTATCGCAGCGACAGCCAATCACCCAATACTGACCGACCGGGGATGGATTCCGGCCCACGCTGTCAAGGTTGGCGACAAGATGCTGCGCCGCAGCGTCAAGCCCGTGAACGCGGCGGAAGGACTTGGATACAACCAGGGCAACTACTTGCAGCCCACGGCCTTGCAGATATTCAACGCGCTCGCGGCGAAGGCTGTAACCCGTACGACTGTCAGCGCGAAGGCCAACGGCCATATGTTCGATGGCGATGCCATGAGCGCGCATGGCGAAATCGACGTTGTAAGGACCGACCGCGTACTGGTGTTCGATGTGTTCAACGCCCAGGGCGCGAATAGCCTCCAAGAGCGGCAGCTCGTCGGGGCTGGTCAGCCGAGCCTTGGATTTGGCGCATCGGATCAATTCGTTCATGCTTCGCTTTCGGCCACGAACGGCAGCCCAAGCCGCCCCGCATTGCCGTTTGACGGCAGCCGGATCTTGCTTGATTCCGCTCCATTTGAGCGTTTCGGCCTCCCCCTGCGTGCGGAGCTTGATGCCTCGCTTGAGGAGTCGGCGATCAATCGCACCACGAGATACGCCGAGCGATTTGGCGATTTGGTTGGTGCTTTCGCCGGCACGGTAACGCTTGACGATGTTGTCGATGTCGATGTTGTTTCTAAGTGGGAGGGGCATGTGTATGACTTCCGAAGCAGCAGCGGCATTCTACTCGCTGACGGTTTGATCGTGAGTAATTGCCGCTGCGCGCTGATACCCGTGCCGGCGGCTCGCGCCCTCGAGCGCGGGTGGACGGATGTGAATGGCAACGTGAACTACGCCGCGCTGAAGCGGCACAACGGGAAGCGCCAGCAGCTCATCGACACGCGGCAGATTCCCGATCCCGGATTTGTGAATGCATAAATCGCATAGGAGGACGCTACGATGGAAGGTATGAGCAACAATCGCAACGAAATCGAACAGCGGCTCGGGGTGTTTGCGCGACCTGGCGCAAAGGCGAAGATGGGCATCCTGGATCGCATCAGCCGCGGTTTGAGTGCCGCCACGGCAAAGCCCGTTGATCCCACCACGCCGCAGTATGCCTCCGGCCTGAACGCCGCGAAGAAGGCCGCGGAGGATGCCAAGAGCAACTACGACTACATGGCCGATCTGAACGATGCTCGGTTCAAGCAGCTTGACAATTACGTCAAGGTGACGAGCAGCATGATTGCCAAGATGAACTCCACGGCCGATATCCAGCGGCTCATTGCTGGCCTCAAGGCCGCGGTGGCTGCGCGTGTGTTCGTGCAGTCTTCCATGAAGACCCCGTTCTCTCGGTCTCAAGCGAAGACTGTGTTCGCCTCACAGATGAGCGATGCTGATAGGGCATTGAACACTCAAATCAGCAACGCATTGAGCAAGATTATCAAGTCGTGGGATGCTTGTCAGAATCTTGAAAAAATCCTTCGGTATGCCGCAGACGACAACCGGAAGAATGAAAAGGGAAACCAATTCAAGGCTTTGAAGGTTGAAGCCTATTGGTTGGCAGATAAAATCAACGATCTTGCCGTTGAGGCGAGTCAACTTGGTCAATACAAGGGACGAATCAAGACGACTGAAGAGCTGCGCGCAGAAGTAGCCAAGGCTCAAGACCTACTTCGCAAGCTTGTGCCATTGAACCAAAAGGCGGACATGATTCGCCGCAACGCACAAAAGGTGGAAAAGTCGGGAACGTTCTCGCGCCTGGGTGAAAAGACCGAATTTGTTTCACAGAGCCGTCAACTTTATACGGAATACAAGAAGCAGATCAGCAAAGCATTCAAGGCGGCCGAACGCCTTCAAGGTCTCGCAAGCGACTTTGAGTGGAATCTCAAAGACAAGCAGTCTGCTGCAAAGAAGCAAAAGAAGAATGACAAGGCAAATCAGTTTGCTGCGTTGATCAAAGAACTCAATTCGCTTCTGCGTGACATGGACAACGTTTCTATGGACGCAAGCGGTCTTGGTATGGAATACGGACAGTCTTTTGACGACATGAAGGCAGATGCAGACAAGAGTCAAGACATAGTTCGCAAGACTGCAATCTTGGCTGCAAAGTTTGACGCGATCAAGCGCAAGGCATCGGAAGTACAAAAGATGAATTCGGCGCGTATTACCGCTTCCCGCCCCGGCGCGAAGGCCACCGCCGCCAAGCCCGAGATCGATGATACCGAGCAGGACAAGGCCGGCCTCAAGCTTATGGAGAAGGCCGACAAGGCCGTCAGCGACAAGATCCGCACACTCATCAAGGAAGGCAAGCCGCAGGACCAGGCGGTTGCCATTGCGCTCGACATGAAGCGCCGAGGAGAACTCTGATATGGACATCACCACCGCACAGAACAACTTCCGCAAGGTGACGGCCGCGTCCGTTCCGGCCACCTACACCGCTGGCGGGGCGACCCTCGTTCAGACCCCGCCCACCACCGGGCTGCTGTTCGACTACACCTCGGCATCGGTCAACGGGCAGAACCCCTCGCTGCTCTACGTCATGCCGTTCATGGTGTCGGCAACCACCGCGCAGACCGCCATCGGTATGCGGCTCCTTGGTTGGCGCAAGTACCTGGACACCAGCGGCACGCTCACGGGCGTGACCATTGCGGATACAGCCGGCAACTTTACCTGTAATGCCAACCCAACCCTGGCGGTCGGGCAGGCGCTGACCATTGCCGGAACATTTGGCGGTACTGGATCAATCACCCTTCCGGCGTATTCAAACCCGACCACTTACTACATCATCGCCACGAACGGATCAAGCACGTTCCAGCTCTCGGCAACCTCAGGTGGTACGGCGATCACAACGACCGCTGGTACTCCGACCGGGCTGACCTACACGCGGTCGAATGTTTCTTCCTTTTGGTACGTTCCGACCGTTGTGGCTGATTTGACGCTGACCTTTACGAGCGGCACGGTCCCGAACTACACCATCGACGGGACGGCCAATCACCGTACCTTCAGCGGCATCACGCAGGTCGCGGGAACCCCGTCAGGCAACCTGTATTCCCCGGCCACGGCCGCAACGGCCAACGTGGAACCTGCCTACGCCATGATCGACCTGGCGGGCGCGCAGTACGTCACCGCCCAGTTCAAGTCCAGCGGCACGCCCGACATGGGCGCGTTCTGGTCCACCCTCTGATGAACCGCGCCAACCGCCCAAGGATGTCACGGATCAGCGGCTCGTCCGTTGCGAGCAAGCTGATGACTCGTGCCGGCGATGGTTCCACGCTGTCGCTTGATTTCACCACGGGTGTCCTTGACTCGCGCCTGACGTTCACGCGCAGCACTACCGGAACGTACATCAACAGCAGCGGCTACGTCACCAGCGCGGCAATCAACACCCCCCGCTTCGACTACGACCCCACCACTACGCCACCCACGCCTCGTGGGCTGCTGATTGAGGGGAGTGCAAGCAGCCTGCTGACATATAGCAACGATTTTTCCAATGCGGTTTGGTTGCTTGACAACAGCGGCGCGGCAAATCCAGCAGTCTCTACTGTTTCGCAGACTGGCCCGGATGGTGCATCAACGGTTACTCGTATTACCTTCAACAAGACGGGCGGCACATTTAGTCGCATTAGGAATTCGGCAGTAGGTTCCGCGTCACAACCGTACACCATGTCGGTGTGGATGAAGGCAAACACCGCGAGCGGTGGTGCGGCTACGCAGAATGTTGGACTTCGCATCGGTGCCGATCCTGCCGGATTTAACTGCGTCGTTACTACGACATGGAAGCGTTTTCAATACACCTACACGCTGTCTGGTACAGACGCAAACGCGCAAATCATGCTTTGGGACAACATCATCGGCAACGATGAGACCGCCGATGTTCTTGTTTATGGATGCCAAATAGAAGCTGGCTCCGGCGCATCGTCATACATCCCGACCGGGGCAAGCACGGGGACGAGGAATGCGGACGAGTGCAGCATGACCGGGACAAACTTCTCGTCGTGGTTTACTGGCATCACGACTGGCTATTCGATGTTGTGGTCGTGCAGTCCGCAGAGCCGTCAGTCTGGTTCATTCCCTCCAATGGTCTGCATCAGAGGGCCAAGCGATTCGGGATCGCGTTCGTACTATTACAACGACGGCACATACAACACGGCTCATCGCACAAGTAATGGCACGACTGCCACCGAGTCGTTCGGCCCCAACTCGTTGACCTATGGCGTTGCGCGAAAGTTTGCGATCAGCGTAACGAACGGATCGCAACTGGTTTCCAGCAATGGCGCGACTGCAAATAGCAATACGCAAGCAATCACATCATTCAACCAAACCATTATCGGCTTTGGAAATGATGCGGGAAGTCCTTTCGGCGGTTTGACCGGCAGACAGCATTTTCAGTCATTCAAGTTCTGGCCCACGGCTCTCCCGCAAGCAACCCTTAACTCCCTGACCACCCTATGACCGACTACATGCTCCGCACCGACACCGAGGCGCAGATGGACGATGCGCTGGAAGCCGCAGGACTGCTGGTCGAGGTCGATCAGGGCGAGGGCGAGATCGCGCTCATGCCCGTCCCCGGCTGCTATGTCGACCGCATCGGGCCGATCCCGGCGGTCGTGGACGAGGAAGGCGTGATCGTGCGCCCTGGCGACCCCCGCTACCACGCGAACATCCGGGCGACCATTGAGCTGACCGAGGAACAGGTGGAGGCTCTGCCGACCTTTACGCCCGAGCCGTCCGTCCCGTACCGGGTGTTCATCTAATGGAAATCGACCTCAAGCCAACCGAAGAGATGGCCGCCAACGCCGAGCGTGGGCTGGCGCTGCGCGAGAAGCACGGCCGCGGTGGCACGGAGGTAGGCGTGGCTCGAGCGCGGGACATCAAGAACCGCAAGAACCTGTCCCCGGATACGGTGCGCCGGATGCACTCCTACTTCGCCCGCCACGAGGTGGACAAGAAGGGCGAGGGCTGGGGCAAGGATTCGGCCGGGTATATCGCGTGGCTTCTGTGGGGGGGCGATGCTGGCAAGGCGTGGGCCGACCGCAAGAGCAAGGAACTTGACCGCAAGGAGGACAAGACCGTGAATAGCAAGGCATCGCACAGCGTGAAGGATGACGGCGAGAAGATCAAGATTGAGCGCGTGGAGTTGTTTATGGCGTTCGACCCGGCCATTGACGATGGCGAGGCCGACCCGGAGCTGAAGCGGTTCAACAACGAGCGCCTGAAGTCCATCGTCCGCGCCACCCGCGCCCACATGGCGCGTGGCTCCTTCCCCCAGGTCGTGGTCATGCACGAGAAGAACGGGGACGAGCCGAAGAGCGCCGTGGGCAGAATTCCTTCGATCAATTACGAAGAACGCAATGGCATCGGTTACATTGTGGGAGACATGGAGGTGAACAAGCCCATCTTCGACAGCCTCATTGCAACCAACGCATTCCCGCGTCGGTCGGCAGAGATTTGGGCTGAATCGAACCACCTGTCGGAAGTGGCCCTGCTGGGCCGCGAAACCCCGCGCCGGCCGTTGCCCGATACCCACTTCGCCCGCGAGGGAAAGAAGATCACTTGTTCCAAGTCAAACTTCGACCTCGCCGGGGTCGGAGGCGGACTCAACACCTTTGTCCCGGCGACCACCAAGGAGGAAGCCTCAATGGCATCCAACGATTACCGCGAAGAGCTTGAGGCGATGAAGTGCGCCATCGGCGAACTCGCTGACATGATGAAGAAGAAGTTCGGTGAGGACGAGTCCGAGGACGAGAAGGACGAGATGTCCGCCGAGACCATGGAAGACATGGAATTCCAGGCCAATGAAGGCGACGAAGGCGTTCACATCGACATCGGCAGCCATGACGTTGAGGCTCCCGAGGAAGAGGAAGAAGAAGAGGCCATGCCCGTGGTCGCTGCCCGTTCGACCTACTCGCTGCGTTCGGAGAACGCCCGCCTGAAGTCCCGCATGGAGCGCCTTGAGGCCGAGATCCGCCGCGAGAAGTTCTCCCGCGAGATCGACATCCTCGAGCAGGACGGCTACCGCATCCCCGAGTCGCAGCGCGACAACCTCATGACCCAGCTCCAGGCCAGCCGCGATCCGGTTGCCCTGCTTGAGTCGTGGCGCTCCCTGTTCTCCCGTGATCCCATCGGTGCGAAGATCGACATGAGCCGTGCGGCCATGCCGAAGACCGTCAGCGGTGGCGACATCTCCTCGTTGGTCAAGGAATTCGCCGGCAAGCCGGAAGAGTTCGCCAAGGCCATCAACTCCCGCATCAAGCGTTAATCGCAGAAGGACACTACAGAAATGCTTCAGTTCTCCCCCAATCTCATCGCAGGCGGCGACATCAACCCCTACGCCATCGTGAAGATGTCCACCACGGCATTCACGGGCCTTGCTTCCACCGCTGCTGCTGACTACGTTGTCGGCGTTGCTGACGGTTCGACCAAGCGTTTCGACTCCGCGCTCCACGCGGCTTCGGGCGACCCGATCAGCCTCCAGCCGTCCAACTGCGTGCAGCTCAAGTGCAACGGCTCCACGGCCATCACCGCTGGTCAGGCTCTCAAGGCAACGACCGCTGGTGCGGCGCTTGGCACGGCTGTGTCGGGCGATGTTCCCCTGTTTGTGGCTCTTGAAGCCGCAGCCGTGGACACCATCTTTTGGGCTTACCGTCTTCCCGCCACCAAGGCGCTCTGATTCCCTGACCTTAAGGAGGTCTTACCATGAGTTATGTGACCGTCGGTGGCGGACTGAATACGTTCGTCCCCTCCACCAATGCCCTCGCAACGGGCGCTCTCCAGGTTGAATTCACCCGTGCGGTGAACACCTTTCCCATCACGAAGTACGCGCAGATCGTTCCCACCCAGCAGATGACGGGCTACTACCTCCGTCTTGACTCGGACGACAACGTCCGCGTGACTGATGTGAACGAGTTCGCTTGGCCCCTGGGCAACGACCGCCCGGTCGGCAAGATGAACCAGCACGACTTCGTGTCGTTCACCGCTGCCCGCTACGCCTACCCGTTCTACATCCCGAACGAGACCGTGAAGCAGGCCGCGTGGGACGTTGTTGCCCAGCACGCTCGTGCGAAGGCGCAGCTCGCCATGACGGCTCGCTCCATGCGTACCGCGACCGCCCTGACGGGCAGCGCGGCGGTTACCGCGTTCACCAACGTGGGCAACTACTACGCGACCGGAACGGCGATCTCGGGCGGTGCATGGACCACCTCCAGCACCAACGTGATTCAGAAGGGCATTCAGACGGCTCTCCAGCGCATCTCGCTCGCCACGGGCGGCGCGGTGCGTGGTGAGACCGACATCATGCTCGTTATCTCGCCCACGGTTGCCAATCTGCTGTCGCAGACCGAAGAAGTTCGGAACTACGTCAAGAACTACCCGGCCGCTCTGCCCTTCCTCCAGGGCGCTGACACGTTCGCCAAGTACGGCCTCCCGCCGAACCTGTTCGGCGTGCAGGTCGTGGTCGATGACAGCGTGAAGGTCACCACCCGCAAGGGTGCTGCCAGCACCACCCGCTCCTTCGTCTACGGCAACTCGGCCGTGTTCGTGAGCCGTCCGGGTGGCCTGGTGGGCGTGGAAGGCTCCACCTCGTTCTCCACCTGTCAGATCTTCGCCTTTGAAGACATGACGGTTGAGAACTGGGATGATCCGCGTGATCGTCGCATCGAAGGCCGCGTGATCGACAACAGCACCTCGGAACTGGTTGCCCCGGTGTCCGGCGTGCTGGTTGCTGATGTCACGAGCTGACGTTTGCTAGCCACAGTCATGGGGGGGCAGGAGTTTCGATTCCTGCCCCCCCGTGTTCGCATAAGGGGACACCATGCCACAGTACGCCGGCTATGCGGAACTTGAGTCATCGCTTGATGCCAACATCATCGCGCAGCTCTCAAGCGATACGGGCAGCAACAACCCCGGCGCGAACTGCCTCGTGGACACCATCCTGCAACGCGCCAGTAGCGTGGTGCAGGCGTACGCCCGCGTGGGGAACATCTACACGGACACCGACCTGAACACGCTGGCGGCCGCTAGTGATGGCCTCCTCGTGATGCTGACGGTTGACCTGGCGACCGAGATGCTGTTCCAGCGCCGCGCCATGAAGATCACCCCGGCCGTGGAAGCGCGGGTGACCCAGGCCCGCGCCATGCTCGAGGCGCTGCGGGACGGCAAGATGATCTTCGGAGCGGTTGCCAAGGCCGCCGATGCCGGCGTGGGTGAGGTAGCCGTTGTGCCGATCAACAACCTCGCCTGGTACAACAACATGAGCAGCAGCGCGTTCTTCCGTCCTCGCGCCACCAGCATCTACCGAGGCGGCTAATGGCATCCGATTGGGGCAAGCGCGTTGCCAAGGCGCTGCGCGACCCTGCGGTGGTCAACGGCATTGCCACCCTCGTAGGCCGCTACGCGAAGCAGCACATTGCAACGAGCCGTGGCCGGGACGAGAGCGGCGGGGAAACGGCCTTGCAGCCCTTGGCAGCGGTGAAGGGCGAATACTGGACCACGACCAAGCCGAAGGACTCCGCGGCCATCAAGGCCACGCGAACGGTGGTCGTGGTGCGGCAGCGCAAGATGAAGAACGGCAAGACCGTGGCGAAGCCCACTTCGGTCACGGAGTACCTCGTGACGGGCGAGTCCTACCGCGCTGGCGGGAAGCCCCTGCGCGACACCGGGCAGATGATGCGGGAAGTCAACGCCAAGGGACAGACGGGCGGCAACGGCGTTTCGATCATCCTCTACGGCCCGCTGCACGCCATCTTCCACGAGCTTGGATTTGAGACCAGCGGCCCCAACTACATTCCGCTAACGCGCAAGGGCAAGCGGTCGCACGCTACTGGCCGCAACCCGACCAAGGAGGGATTGGTGCGCGGCAAGGACTTCGTGATGGCTTGGCAGGGCGTGACCGTCCCCAAGCGTCCGTTTATGATTCCGACCAACGATGAATGGGGAGAGATCGGAAAGTCGATTAGACTAGGCCTCGCCCGAATCCTGAAAGGAAGAAGCTGATGGCTACCGCAATTTTCGTCGCAGGCCCAACCAAGATCCAGGTGAACCTGGGAGCTGGCTACGTTGACCTCGGGTATACCGACAACGACAGCCTCCCGCAGATCACCTACACCGACAACGTCCACGAGATCAAGACCGTGGCCTCCGGCGCGGCTCCCGCGGAACTGGTGCTTCAGAACACCACGGCGGTCATTTCCTGCACTTTGGTCAAGTGGGACGCTGCGTACCTGACGGCCCTTGCCGTGCGGGAGCGCGGCGCGGAATACACCACCACGGTCGGTCGCCTGCTCATCAACGGCAGCGGCACGTTTGGGGTGAAGATCCTGCCGCTGACGGCGGGCAAGACCTCGTACACGTTCTCCACTTGCCTGCTGATGGGTGACGCGATCAACCACAGCAACTTCGGCAACGTAGAGCAGCGCCTGGGCTTGACTTTCAAGGCTATCCCCGATCCGACCACCAACGTCCTTGCTACCTCGGCATCCACATGATCGACCTGAACGAAGACAACGACCCGATGCTGTTCCGCGTCACCATCCCCACGGGCGCGCTCGTGATCCAATGGAACGAGCTGGTGGCCTCTGTGCAGAAGCGCAGCATTGCCGGCGGCGAACAGCCGACCGTGGCCGACATCGCCAACGCGATCCGAGCCGTGGCACGCACCCCCGAGGTGGCCCAGCAGGCGGCCGACGAGGTGCTGTTTGCGGTCTTTGCCCGGTTGGGCAAGGCGGTACAGAACGCGGGAAACTGACACGGGAGGCCGCCGTGTTCTTGGCGACCTATGGGCGGCCTCCCACCGACTTTGACCCGGAGACTGCTATGGGCCTCGCGCAGAACATTCCTATGATTGAGGCGCGGCAGAGCATCGTTCAGGCACGGGCCATTGCTATGGCGTTGGGATCGGCAGAGGTGGCGCAGCAGACGGTGGCGCTTGCTACCGGGGATGCCGACCTCGCCTTCCGTATCCGCATGAACCTTGAGCATCAGAAGGCGGTGGGCTGATGGCTACGCAGAATGCAGCGGTGTGGAACGCGCTCCTGACCGAGATTGCCAACTGGATGGTGACCGAGGGCTACGGCAGCGCCGTGTACCTGTCGGAGCGGCCGAGTGATGAGACCATCGCGCAGTACGCGGTACAGGTCATCCCAGGCGGCGACACCGCGCTGCATTGGCGGTCCGGCGTTGGCTTGCAGGAGGCCAAGATCGACATCGTGGTGTGGTGGCGCGGCCTCCTTGACCCGGTCAACCGGGCCACGGAGCGCATCTCCGGTTCCAATGGCATCGAGCAATTCATCGACGGGCTGCGGGTGCTGCTCAATCAGAACGACCTCAACGGCATCCTCACCATCGCGCTGACCTGGCGCAACGGCGGTCAGGTTGAGCCGGCCGAGGACTTGGTTGGTTGGATGCGCGGCACGGAGACCTTCGTGTGCGCCTTTGAGAACGGACTGTAACCATGCAAGACCTTGGACGCATCGTCATCGACATCAACGAGCAGGGCGGCGGCCAAACCGAAGGCATCAGCGGCGTTGGCGATATGGATGACGGTGGAGGTGGCATGGCGGAAGCCGCCGAAGATATTGGAGCGATGGCATCGGCCGCATCGTTTGCATCTACGGCGTTCACGGCGGTGGCTGGTGTGTTTGCGGTGATGACCAAGGTGGTAAACGAAGTCGGCAAGGCGCTCCTCGCCCTGAATCGCTTTGTGCTTGAGGTGGCAAGCGACCTCCGCGACTACAGCCCCGGCATTCAGCTTGCCGAGATGCAGAATCAGATTGCGATGGTCAACACGCGCTTCCGCATGGGACTTCAGTACGGCGGGGCCATCGGCGCACAGATGCTCGAGGTGGGCCGAATTGAGCGTGCGTTCGTGGAAATCCGATCTGCGTTCGCTGGCATGGGCGCAATCTTTCTTCGCCCAATCACCAAGTACGTTGCCGACGTTCTCGACAACCTAAAAGAGTATTTGCCGAAAATCACGGAGGCAATGGCAAAGGCAGCGGAGGCCGTTGCGGTGATGGTTCAGCTTTCCTCCTACGGCGGTACATCAAGTTCCCTTGCGCGTATGGCTGTTGGATACAATTATGGAGAGCAGGGACAAGCGCTCTTTGATTTTATGAATCCTGCGGGCGGCATTGTTGCCACGTTCAGGGAGATGGCACGCGACCTTCGCGCCCTGAACCGCAAGACCCCGGACCCCAAGATTGACTACGGCGCGATCAATCAGCCGTTCCTTGCGGATCTGAAACTCATGGGAATGAAGGGCTTCTGATGTCTACCAACGGCAATACATGGGTGGCGTTCAAGCTGGGCGATGACACGTTCACGCTTCCGTATGCCAACATCACCTCGTGGGATGCGCGGGCAATCTACGCGGAGGACGGCTACACGCAGATCCGCTACGAGACCACCATCTCCGGGTCCGCGCTGGTGTCCTACGGCACTTCGACCTACACCACGCTTGCCAACCTCACCAAGAAGGAGCCTGGGCGTGTCGATGAGGTGAAGATTTGGGTGACGGCAGACGGCGCAACCGAAGCGGTCTACGAGTCCTCCGGGCCGGATGCGCTGCGTGGTCCTTTGATGTCCATGACGGTCACGGAAATCAGCGGCCGGCAGGCGGCGATGGTCACGTTCACCATCGTGGGCCATGCGATGGCCGAGGAGGACGATTGCCCGATTGTGTCCCATCGCTGGGTGCAGTCGTTCACTCTTGATGCCGCGGGCCACATGACGCGCACGGTCACGGGCAGCATTGTTGTTGACCTGTCGAACACGAACGCGGACACGACCTACGCCGAGGACAACACCGCTGCCCAAGTCAACGGCAAAGCGCCTTGGGCCGACCTGTTCCGTAAGGCCATCCTGCCGACCCGTCCGCCGGATGACAGCATTTGGCGGCGTGAGTCGCAGACGTTTGCCTACAACGAAAGCGGCAACTCGCTCATCTACACCATTGTTGACACCCAGGCGCGCATCAAGCTCCCGGACAGCGCGCTGACGGGTAACTGCGAATTCACCTACGAGCGTTCCCGTACCGACCTGACCTTTGCCACGCTGCGGTTCAACTGTGACCTCGAGGGTCCGGTGAATGGCGATGTGCGCCACATGATGTGGGCAGCGGTGGTGCTGGCGCAAACCCGCATCCCGTTCCGCTCGTCGCAGCTTGACCGCATCGTGTTCTCCGAGCAGGACATGATGACGCGGTCCAAGGTGCGCGTGGAGATCCAGGCGCGGTGCTACGCCTTTGCTGGCGATCAAACCCCATCTACCACGCTTCCGCCTGTCCCGCTTGCCAACCTGATCGGTCAATTCTTCACGGTCACGCGGACCTGTCCCGAATACCCGGATGCCTACGGCGGATACAAGGGCATTGCGTCCATCCCGCATTGGTACAACAACGAGCTGTCGGCCAAGAATCAGGGCGTGGCTAGCAGCCTTCCCGTGGCGGCGGTCATCACCGCCATCACGGACTATTGCAGCCCTGGCACTCCGACCACCTCAATGGTGGCCCCAGATACGAACTTTGACGCGGCCAATGCGGCCATGAACCAAGGTCCGTTCGCCACGCTGCCGCGCATGACCAACAACGCGGCCAATCAGCCCGCTGGCGTGGAGCGGTCGCAGACGGTGACGAGCGTCTATACCGATACCAAGATGCACCGCCTGCAAACCCTCTACACGCAGGGGTCCGACTTTGTGTTCCAGGCGGGCAAGGCAAGCACGGTCCTTGAGGAAGTCACCACGGTCAAGGGGGTCAACACCCCGCCGCAGCGCATCTTCCGACCGATCCCGGCGGGCTTCGTGGTGGTCAAGGACGATTGGAAGGTCAACTTCGGCGATGTTGATACGGGCGGCCAGCGCACGTTCATCGGGGTCTATACCCGCACCCTGAAGTCCTATGACGGTGGTGGCGCGACGAGCAACGGGTACAGCACCGTGTCCGGTCGCCGGCAATGGTGGTCGCCCACGCAGACGGTCATTGCCCCGGCATCGCTCGGGTTTAACACCGATGTGGACGGGCAGAACACCGCCGTGTCTGTGTTCAACGCCAACACCAACGCGGCCGCGTACAACGTCGGCACGGCCCAGGACTACGTATGAGCGTGAGCGCGTACATCACCGCAGGCGCGACCGTTATCCCCACGCTCCTGCCCACGCAGGAGATGCGAAGCACGGCGCGGCAGATCGGCATCGCGGAGGAGGATCTGTTCCGCGTTGATGTCCCGGTGGGCATGACGCAGCACACGCGGGCAAGCGTCCTCGTAGCCTCCACGCAGATTGCGACCCTGTACGGGTCTACCACCGTCAGCCTTACCCTCGAGGACTCAAGCGGACGGACGGTCGTGCTGTCGGGCCTGTATGCCCGTCCGCAGCAGCCGTTCTTTTGGCGTGAGTCGGGCGGCGTGGTCATGGTGGAGCTGGTGGACGAGCGGTGGTATTGGAAGTTCTCCAGCGCCGCCATCCTGAACACCAACCTGTCCCCCACTTGGTCAAGCGATGGTCGCTGGCGGGTTGATTCGACCCGCACCTATTCGGATCTCATCACGGACATCGGGACGGTGGCATCGGGTGACAACCTGACGATGCCCACGGGCTTCACCGCGCAAAGCCCGGAATACATCCGCCGCCTTGCGGACCTGTGCGGATCACCCAACGTCAGCCTCTCCATCCTGCTTGATGCCATTGCATCGGCCAATCAGCAGATCGTTGTATCGACGGGCAGCGCCACGCGGTTCATCAGCAGAACGTCCCTCAAGACGCAATACAACTCTGCAATGAACACCTATCAGGCTGCCATGCGCGGGGGTATGCAGCCCGTCAATGGCGCGGCGCTGTCTACGGATGCGCTGGTGAGCCTGTGGAACGCGACCGGATACCAGGCGCGCGCCCCGCGCATTGCCTCCGTGGTCATGCCGCGGCGCAGCGTTGAGGCTCGTACGGTGTTCAACAACGTCACCATCGCCAATACCCCGGCGGCGGACATCAACTTCAGCCAGCAGGCGGTTGACACGCAGGGCGACACCCCTACCTGGGTGCGCGCACCCAACGACATCGGATCGGCATACCTCACGGATGCGTCCATCGTGGTGAACGATTCCGCTGGCGCGGAGCTGACCTCGTCGCCCGGATGGAATCCGCTGCTGTCCCGCACCAAGATCCGGGACGATTACGTCTCCCGGAATAGCGTCATCCCGTTTGGAAGAACGGTGTGGGCTGGGTGGATTCCGTGGTACACGGATGCGTCCACGACCATCGGGCAGATCGGCAACGTGTCCTACCGGATGGCCGAGATCGACGGCGAGCTTGCCCCGTACACGATTAGCGAGGCCCGCGAGGACGATTGGCGGTTCGGATTGCAGGGTACTTCGGAGGTGAACCCGTCCGACCTTGTGACGGCCAAGGGAAACGCCCAGGCGTACCGCAACCTCGTGGGCGCAACCATCATCGACGTTCCCCCGCCGATGTGCCGGGTGTTCCCTGCCAAGATCACGGGGTCGGAGCTGTATACCAACTGGCGGTGGCGGTACTCGTTTGAGGAAGTCGAACCGAATCCGGCCGCTGGCGCAGGCGGAACGCCGAGCGTTGCCATCGGCGCATATGGGCGCAGCGGGTCGATTTTGGCCCGCAACATGGCAGAGAACGCCAACCTGAACTATGGAGCGGGCGACACGCGCAACTTCATTGCGCCAGGAGTCGCGCAGAGCGACTACACCAATGCGACCATTGAAGCGGTTGCCATTGCCAACGACACCATCGTGATGATGGTGGAGCAATTCCCGACCTCGTACACGACCGGATCGCCGCCGTTTGGACCGCAATATTGGTTCTCAATGCCGAACGCTGTGGTCGTAGAATGCACTACGGGTGGAGGTGAATAAACCATGACAACTACTTGGAACATCATCTTTGAGCAGGGCGCGGAATTTCAGGCACAGGTAACGGTCAGCGATTGGCCTGCGACCTACCCCGCGCTTGCAACGGCCACGGATTGGCGGCTCCGCGTGGCCCAGGCTGGCGAGGCGGCCTACCTGACGGCAAACACGGCCAACTACATCACGCTGAACGGTGCAAAGACCGTGGGGACCATCGTGATTCCTTCGGCCATCACCAACGCGTTCCCGTGCGGCAACGCGCTGTATGACCTTGACATCCTGTTCCCCAGCAGCGTGGTTAAGCGGTTGATCTCTCTCGGTTCGGCACAGGTCAACATCTACGCGGGGTCCGTCTAATGCCCGAACAGGTATCCATATCGGTGGTTGATTCGGGCGTTACCGTTTCCGCTGGCGCGGTCGTAAGCGTGACCGCTGGCACGGGCCTGACAGGCGGAACGATTACCGCCACCGGAACCATTGCCGCGGACTTTGCAGCCAGCGGCGCGGCTACGGCGGGCAAGATCGTAGAGGCTACGGATAGCCGCCTGTCGAACGCCCGAACCCCGTCCACGCACGGTAGCTCGCACGGGTCCGCTGGTAGCGATCCGATTCCCGCTGATGGTTTGGCGCAGTCGCAAGTCTTGAACCTGACTACGGACCTCGCGGCCAAAGTCCCGACCACCCGTTCGATCATTGCTGGCGCTGGGTTGTCCGGCGGCGGAACGCTTGCAAGCAATGTGTCGTTGGAAGTGCTGTTTGGCACGCTGACGGATACCGTGTGCGTTGGCAACGATTCGCGCCTCTCTAATGCGCGCACCCCGACTTCTCACGGCAGCACCCACGGCAGCGCTGGCAGCGACCCTATCCCGGCTGCTGGCCTCGCGCAGTCCCAGGTTGCCAACCTGACCACCGACCTCGCGGCCAAGGCGGCGAATAGCATCGTCCTTACCGCAGGCACGGGCCTGACGGGTGGCGGCGATCTGACCGCTAGCCGGACGTTTGCGGTGTCGTTTGGCACGGCATCGA